TTTATTTTGTTACGGAGCAGAAATGCTCCTTTTTTTGTACCCATTTTTAGGAGGAGGTGAGAGGAATGGCAAGCCGTATTCAGGGGATCACGGTAGAAATTGGTGGTGATACAACCAAACTGCAGAATGCACTTAAAGGAGTGAACGGACAGATTAAGTCTACCCAGTCACAGCTTAAAGATGTAAATAAACTTCTGAAACTGAATCCGGGAAATACGGAGCTTCTGGCACAGAAGCATAAGCTGCTTGCGGAAGCGGTCAGTGAAACAAAAGAGAAACTGGCAACGCTGAAGACGGCAGCAGAACAGGCGAATACTGCACTTGCCAATGGCGAGATCTCACAGGAGCAGTACGATGCCCTTCAGAGGGAAATCGTGGAAACGGAACAGGACTTAAAAAATCTTGAAACACAGGCAAACCAGTCTGCGACAGCCGTACAAAAGATAGCATCATCCGGTGAAAAACTGAAGACAGTTGGGGATAACATTTCCTCTGCCGGACAAAAGCTTCTCCCGGTAACAGCCGGAGTGACTGCACTGGGTACGGCATCCGTAACGACCGCAGCTAATTTTGAATCTTCCATGTCACAGGTACAGGCAACAATGGGAATCACCAAAGATTCTATGTCCAAGGTCAACGGGCAGTCGGTAAATACGATGGATACCCTTTCAAAGCTGGCAAAGAAGATGGGTGCAGAGACGGCTTTTTCCGCATCTGAGTGTGCGGAAGCATTGAATTACCTCGCCCTTGCCGGATACGATACACAGCAGATGTGTGATACACTGCCGACCGTTCTTAACTTGGCAGCAGCCGGAGATATTGCCCTTGCTGATGCATCGGATATGGTAACGGATGCGATGTCTGCCCTTGGAATGGGAGTGGATGAAGCGGAAACAATGGTAGACCAGATGGCAAAGACGGCATCTACCACGAACACATCGGTTGCACAGCTTGGCGAAGGAATCCTTACCATTGGTGCGACTGCCAAATCCATCAAGGGTGGTACGGCAGAACTGAATACCGCACTTGGCATTCTTGCAAATAACGGTATCAAGGGAGCAGAAGGTGGTACACACCTCCGTAATATTATCCTGTCATTGCAGAACCCTACGGATAAGGCAGCAGCCCAGATGGAAGCCCTCGGACTTTCCGTATATGATTCTGAAGGAAACATGCGGTCAATGAATGACATTCTTGGAGACCTCAATAAGAGCATGGATGGAATGACATCTGCTGAGAAGTCAAATATCATCAGCACCATTTTCAATAAGACAGACCTTTCTTCCGTAAATGCCCTGCTTGCAAATACGGGGGACACATGGGACAGCTTGCAGAAGTCCATCACGGACAGCGGTGGTGCTGCACAGCAGATGGCAGATACACAGCTTGATAACTTACAGGGACAGATCACCATCTTAAAGTCAGCACTGGAAGGCCTGGCTATTTCATTTGGAGAACTCCTGATGCCAGCCATTAAACAGATAGTCGGATGGGTACAGAAGTTTGTTGACTGGCTGAATGGACTGAGCGAGGGAACAAAAAAGACGGTCGTTACGATTGCACTTCTGGCAGCAGCACTCGGCCCCGTTCTTATCGTGATCGGCAAGGTAATATCCGCAGTCGGCACGATCATGACAATCGTTCCGAAGATTGCCGGAGTCATCAATACGGTAAAAGGAGCATTTGCAGCACTTAATACTACAATGCTTGCAAATCCAATCGTTCTTATCATTGCAGCAATAGCAGCTCTTGTGGCTGCTTTTATTTATTTGTGGAATAACTGCGATGGATTCCGTCAGTTCTGGATAGACCTTTGGGAGAATGTAAAACAGGTAGCCATCACGGTATGGAATGCCATAAAAGCGTTCTTTTCACAGGTATGGGAAGCAATCAAGATGATATTCTCGACCGTGTTTGAAGTGATAAAAACGCTGGTAACCACTTATTTCAATCTGTATAAAACCATCATTGAAACGGTATTCAATGTAATAAAGACCGTCATTACTACGATCTGGAATGCAATCAAGGGCGTGTTTACTACAGTTTTCAATGTGATAAAAACACTGGTCACAACGTATTTCAATATTTATAAGACCATTATCCAGACGGTGCTTACTGTTATCCAGACGGTTATCACGACCGTGTGGAATACGATAAAAACGGTCATTACCACAGTACTAAATGCGATAAAGACCATTTTTTCCACGGTATGGAATGCAATAAAGACGATCATCAGTGCAGTGGTAAGCGGAATCAAGGGACTGATCACGGGAGATTTCACTGCAGTTAAAAATTCCATTACCACGATAATGAATACGATAAAGAGTACCATTTCCACTATCTGGAATACCATCAAGTCCACCATTTCCACGGTGCTTGGTGCAATCAAGGGTGCGGTCACATCCGTATTTAACGGAATCGTAAATGCAGTGAAGGGTGCAATGGGAAATGTCCTAAATGCCGTAAAATCAGGATTTTCCAATGTAAAGAGCCACATCACGGGTCTGGCTTCACAGGCATTTACATGGGGCAAGGATCTTATCATGGGAATCGTAAACGGCATCAAGAGCTGCATCGGTGCAGTCGGGGATGCAGTAAAGAGTGTGGCTGACAAGATCAAGTCATTCCTTCACTTCTCCGTGCCGGATGAAGGTCCTCTTACTGATTATGAGTCATGGATGCCTGACTTTATGGGCGGACTTGCCAAGGGAATCGAAAAGAGCCGTGGAATGATTCAGAAAGCAGTCAGCGGGGTTTCTTCCGACATGGTCATCAATCCAAAGGTCAGCGGGGTGGAAAACATGACAGGAAACCCAACGGCACAGCAGACGGAAAGCATCTCAGGAATGCTTTCTGCAATTACTTCTGCAATCCGGGATGTTAAGGGAGACAGCGGAGACATTGTCATTCCTGTATATCTGGGCGGTACGATGCTTGATGAGGTTATTGTATCGGCACAGCAGAGGGCAAATTTAAGAAGCGGAGGAAGATAGCATGGCATATATACAGTATCTTGTTTTTAACGGCCGTTCCCTTCCGAAGCCGGATTCTTATGACGTGGGGCTTTCCGATGTAGAGGCAGATTCCGGTGGGGAAACGGAAGCCGGAACAACACAGAGGGATGTGGTAAGGACGGGAGTGGCAGACATTTCCGTCTCTTTTTCCGTATCACCGAAGTGGGTAAAACTTCTGACGGCATATTCCAAACTGCCGAAGATCACAGTGGAATATTTTGATACGGAAACCTTGGACTTAAAAGAAGCAGAAATGTATATTACGGGATTTAAGGCAAAGCTGGAAAAAGATACGTCATATAAAGGTCTGTGGACGGTATCTTTTTCCCTGAAAGAAATGTAGGAGGCGGATACGGTGTTTGAGGTATCAGAAAAATTCAAGAATGCCGTAAGGCAGAATATAAGAAAATATGAATGGTACGGGACCATCACGACAAAAGCCGGAAAGGAATATCAGTTTACTGCTAAGGATATCGTGAAAGGTTCCGGCTACATAAAATGGCAGTGCTGCAGTAATACGGAGATAGAACTCGGAACGGTTTATGCTGCGGAAATGGGAATCAGCCTGTTTTCGGAAATCGACCGCTATACCCTTGAGGATGCAGAAGTAAGGCTTTATTACCGTCTGACACTTCTGGATGGAACAAAAGAGACCATACCGATGGGAATTTATGAGATCTCAGAAGCAAACAGGAAGGTACGGACACTGGAACTGAAAGGCTATGATCATATGCTCCGGTTTGAAAAAACGCTGAAGCTGGATTCTTCAAGCGGAACGCCATATCAGTTTCTAAAGGCTGCGTGTGATGCCTGTAAGGTTGAGATGGCACAGACGGTTGCAGAAATCAACGCCCTCCCAAATGGAAAAACCACACTCGGTGTTTATTCAGATAATGACATGGAAACATTCCGTGACCTGATCTTTTATGTGGCACAGGTGGTAGGCTGTTTCTGCCAGATAGACCGGTATGGAAAACTAATTCTCAAAAGATATGGAAATGAGTCTGTATGGAATGTGGAGCAGAAGGAAAGGTTCGACAGCAGTTATTCGGATTTTGTTACAAGATATACTGCCGTGTCATCCACGAACCAGATCAGCCAGACGGCAGAGTATATTGCGATGGAAAAGGATGATGCCCTTACAATGAACCTCGGCATCAATCCTCTTCTTCAGTTCGGACTGAAATCCGTAAGGGAGAAAATCCTGCGGGAAATTCTGACGGCACTGCAGAAGATAAATTATGTCCCGTTTGACAGTAACACCATAGGAAATCCGGCAATGGAAGTCGGTGATATCCTTAAGTTCTCCGGTGGCCATGCAGACGAAACAAAAATAAGCTGCATAACAAGCATCGAGTGTAAGATCTACGGAAAGATGACACTGAAATGCGTGGGTAAAAATCCGAGACTTGCATCTGCCAAGAGCAAGAACGATAAGAACATTACAGGTCTTATCAATTCCGTGGAAAGCGGAAGGACCATTATTTATAACTTTGTAAATGTTGCCCCGTTTGAAATAGGACAGTCACTGACGAATGTTATGGATATTGATTTTACTGCAACGGAGGACACAACGGCAGCGTTCCAGTGCGAGATGCTTCTCGAAGTAATAAAGCCGGAGGATGCTACTGCAGATGGAGAGACGGAAGAAGAAAACCCAGAGCCGGAACTTCCGGAGCTTTCCATCATATACAAAATAAATAATGAAACCATTGATACCTTTATGCCGACAAAGACTTGTCTGTATGGAAAGCATATTGTGACATTGTTCTTTCCGATATCAAAAGTCATTGAGAACAGTTCAAATACATTTTCGATGTATCTGAAAATTTCAACCGGAAGCCTAAAGATAGGAGAGGCACAGATAAGGGCAACAATTAGTGGTCAGGGACTTGCAGCCGGACTGGGAGACTGGAACGGTCGTATCAATATCAATGAGAATATCGGATATATCAGTATTGCAGATGTGCCGTTTGTGGCAGACACATTCCGTGATAAGGTTTCGGTTACATTTCCGTCATCAAGGAGGCCGGGAATTACCCAGACGATTGGAAATATCAGCATTACAGGCCAGAACTTTGTTGCAGACACATTTACCGACCGTGCATGGATCACGGAAATCCTCCGTACATTTGTACTCACAAGCGTGCGTGGAAATCCGAAGTATAACGGATATATTACAGTCAATACCGAGGAGAACTTCACGTTGAGGAAACGGTATGCACAGAAGTCGGAACCTGAATCAATGGATCGTGGATATGCCGAACAGCTTCTGATAGATGTCTCTTATTTCGCGAGGGTGGATGCGGTGGAAATCAACGGCTATACGTCTGGAATCAGACCACAGTTTGTAATCACCGTGGCAGATACATCCGTCAAGGTTCCAGATACCGTGGAAACAGAAAATGGATTTTATGAGCTTAAAGCCGTTACGGAAGAAACACAGGAAGCCGTATCACAGGAGATAGATGAAGGATTCCTTGAGTGTACGGGCATAGATATCTCCGGATTTGACGGAGTGAAAGGAGTCGAATTTACACTATGAATTATGACAATATAAATGATATTTTTTCCGCAGGAGTCACCAACATGACCTGTCTTTTACAGGACAGCAACAACTATGATGGCGGTACGCTTGCGGTCAGCGGGGCAGACTTCTTTACATTTCTTGGGAAGGCTGTCCCTTCCATTTATGCACATGGTGATTCCTACTGGGGAATCGGAAGTGATGTGACACATCTTAAGATAAATAACCGTGATACAAGAATGAGATCCTTATACCGGGAGGAAGGAACTCTTTACAGTTATTACAGATTTTTGAAGATCAGGTGGGAGGGGTGGTCACATTACAATGCATCGGGAGCAGACTATCAGCTTAAGTATGATCTGGTTTTCTGGGATACTGGCGATATTTCACTTCATATGATTTCCGTTCCGGTCCAGTGTTATGACGGTGCGTTTGGATTTACTGCAGATAAGAATTACACATTTACCAAGCCGGATACGGATTCACCGGACATTACATTCCAGTACTATGCAGAGAGTAAGACCTTTGAAGTGAAATACACACCGCTTGACCTGTTAGTCCCTTTTAAACTTCTGGTCAAAGATGGTGACGGAAACCTGTATACGGTGGAAAACCAAGTGATAAATGAAGAATTACAGGAAACAGCAGATGTTCTCGTGAAACTGGAAGAAACGGAGATAACGGCACTTTTATTTAAAAAGAATGGATTTGCCAAAATGCCGGAATGGGATCTGATAAAGGCTCTGCCTTTCCCGTCAGTGTTAAGCTGGAGTGACAGCAGGGCATTTCCACTGAATGCGGTTATTACGGGAACACCGCCCAAGCAGTACATCGAATGCATGGCAGACCTCTCGGATGGAACGGTTCTTGGCATCAAGGCTCTGAATGCGGAATATACGGGAGACATTACCGTACAGTACAGTTATGATGGTGAAACTTTTACGGATGAGTCTACAATGACGGATTTTCTCACGATGGATCTGGATGAACTGCATGCAGGACTTCTTGAAGCCAAAACGATCACATTCCGCTTTTGGCTTGCGGGTGATGCAACACTGACATCCTTTGTTATGAATTATAGAAATGGAGATGATGACGATGCTCAGGGGAACAACAAGAATAGAGCTTACTGATGTAAATACGGGAGAGGTGGAAACCTATGAAAATCATAATATGGTAACCAATGCACTCCGGGATGTCCTTAAACCACTGGGACTTTCCAAAAGGCCAAGCAGATTTTTTAGTGACTTTGTACCGTATTATGAAAAACTCCTCGGAGGAATATTGTGTTTTGATAAGGAAATACCGGAAAATGCAGACAACTATTATCCTCCGGCAGATGCAGCATTGATAGGCTGTGCAGCATACGGGGTACAGAATAATACAAAGAATACATTCAGGGGCGGATTCAACCAGACGGAATCCGAGATCAATCTGAAGGACAGATATGTGAAGTATGTATATGACTTTGCAACGAGTCAGGCAAACGGTACGATTGCCAGTGTCTGCCTGACAAATAAGCATGGCGGTTTTACTTCATACGGAAGCAAGAATGCCAGCTATACAAGGGATTATCCGCTGATGCAGAGTATCTGTGAGGATAATCTGCAGTATGTTTATCCTGACAAGACGGGGGCAAACACGAGCAGCAAATATTCTGGAATGACGATGGGAAAGACCGAGCTGATATTCCTGATCGACAGGGCAAAGGATTGTGCATATTATTTTAAATTCGTGGATAATACACATATCCATATCACAAGGAGAAGGACATTCCTGAAAACGGTATCTATTCTTGATAACGTGAATACGACAAAACCCCTGATAGAGGAAATCGAGGTGCCGGAGCTTGGAACAGCCCTGCGTATCGGATACTGGGGATACAATTACGACCCGGCTTCGGAGTGCCTGTATATCTGTACGCATTCAGATTACAGGGTGGCACCGGATACGTCTTATCTGGTTACGGAGATCAGGATGGATACATGGAAGGTAAAGCAGTATGAGGTTAAAAATACAACAGACAAATATCTCCGTTCTGACAGCAACTGGCAGATGTTCGTTACGGACGGATACTTATATGTTAAAAGCTATGACTCACCATATGAGTTATACAAGATACAGATAAACAATCCGGCCAATGTGGTCAAATTCAAAAGAACGAATACCTCTAGCGTGAACGGAGTCCCAAAGTTTGTAATCAACGGAAGAATCTATTATGAAAATGCTTATGATCAACTGCTGATAGCGGATACGGCAACGAATGAGATCATGCCGCCGGAGGCACAGTCCTTGTTCAACAGCAGTTATCAGGTGAATGTTACACCTGTCCGCAATGAACCTTTATTGTATTTTGGTGACTACGGGACTTGGTCGACAACCGGGTGGCATATGATGTCCAATTATCTGGCAACCATCAATAATCTGGACACGCCCGTTACCAAAACAGCGGACAAGACAATGAAGATCACTTATATCTTACAGGAACAATAAAATAATTTTCGGAAATCGGCAGTTATCCATTACGGGTAGCTGCTTTTTTCATACAAAAAATCAAAGGAGGACAAGACGATGAAGGAATTCTGGAATGCGGTACAGTTTGTATTTACGGCAGTCGGGGGATGGCTCGGCTATTTCCTTGGTGGATGTGACGGTCTGCTTTATGCACTGCTTGCATTTGTGGTGATTGATTACATTACGGGAGTGATGTGTGCAATCAGTGACCAGAAGCTGTCCAGTGCAGTCGGATTTAAGGGAATCTGTCGTAAGGTGCTGATTTTTCTTATGGTCGGCATTGCAAACATTATGGATGTACATGTCATCGGCACTGGAAGCGTGCTTCGGACGGCAGCCATTTTCTTCTACATCTCAAACGAAGGGATATCCCTTCTGGAGAATGCATCCCATCTGGGACTGCCTGTTCCGGCAAAGATAAAAGCCGTTCTGGAACAGCTCCATGACAGGGCAGAAGATGACAAAGACAACGGGGAAGGGTGACGCCTTCCCTATTTTATTACAAAGAAATGGAGGATCATATTATGAGTCAGAGATTTGGAATTGATGTAAGCAGATGGCAGGGCAGTTTTGACTTTGCAAGGGCTAAGAGTAAGGAAGGCGTGGAGTTTGCCATTATCAAAGCCGGAGGTGCTGATTCCGGGTTTTATAAGGACAGCCAGTTTGAGGCAAACTATAAGAAATGCGTGGAATGCAGACTTCCGAAAGGGGCATATTTTTATGGAAATGCCAGAAGTACTGCAGAAGCAAAGAAAGAGGCAGGGTATTTCCTTTCACTCCTTAAGGGGAAGAAATTTGAGTACCCGGTCTTTTATGATGTGGAAGGCAGCATGATCACAAAGAACGACAGGAACACACTGACACAGATCATCAAGGCATTCTGTTCAGAGATGGAAGTAGCCGGATACTGGGTCGGTATTTATTCATCCGAGTCATTTTTTAATATTGAGATGAACGATGGGGAGCTTACCCGTTACACCCACTGGGTTGCCAGATGGGGAAAGAACAAGCCGGCCCCGGCAAGCGGTGCGGAAACACAGATCTGGCAGTTTGGTGGTGAGACGAACCTTATCCGCAGCAATAAGATCAACGGACAGACCTGTGATCAGGATTACTGCTATGTGGATTTCCCGGCAAAGATCAAGGCAGCAGGACTGAATGGTTATGCGAAGGGAAACAGCAGTGCTCCGGCAAAGAAATCAAACGAGGAGATCGCAGCAGAGGTCATTGCCGGAAAGTGGGGTAATGGCACGGAAAGACAGAACCGTCTGTCTCAGGCGGGATATGATTATTCTGCCATTCAGAGCATCGTGAATAAAAAGCTCTCTCCATCCAAGAAATCCGTGGATGAGATCGCAAGGGAAGTCATTCATGGTGACTGGGGAAACGGGACGGAGCGTAAGAACAGGATCAGTGCTGCCGGATACGATTATTCCGCAGTGCAGAAAAGGGTAAACGAGCTTTTAAGATAAGGATATGGCTGATGGTCAGGGATGGCTGTCAGCCGTATTTTTTTCAGTTTATGCCAAGGATAAAAAGGTGAAAGGTATCCGAGAAAACACTTGCTATTATTGGCTTTCAGAGTGATATATAGACTACCAAAACGAAAGGAGGCATGGCTTGTGGAAATTCAGATCAGGGAAGGAAACAGGGAACAGAAGAGAAAATTAAGGGTATGTGCATACTGCCGTGTATCAACGGATGCAGATGAACAGGAAAATTCACTGGAAAACCAGATAAGGCATTATGAAACAGTCATAAAAGCGAACCCGGCTTATGAATATGCCGGAGTCTACAGT